AAAATAATAGTGGAGGTGGAGCTACTGGTGATACAGTTGTAGTTTCTTCGACAAATAATAATCAATCAAGTCAAACAACTAATATTACTCCTGGTGGTACTAATACCCAAGTTGGATATTCAGATGCATATGCTACTTAAGAACGCCTTGTGGGTCTAGTATAAGGCTTTCGTTTTTGTATTTCTTTTCTTTTAAGTAATCTTCTTTCAGCTAATAATTGAGATTTCTCAGCTTCCCATTTTAAGATACCCATTTTTTGTAGAGTTTCTTCAGTCCATATTTCAAATCTTAGTCCATTTTTAGAACAAGCAATCTGAGCATTCTTCCATTTTTCAGCATTAATAGCAAACCTGGCAGTTTCTTCAATCCATCTTTTTGATTTTCTTGTAGGTGATGCTGGTGCAACAGTTTCTTTTTTAGGTTTAACTTCAATAACTTTTATTACACCATCGTTAAATTTAATATAAAAATCAGGATAATATCTAGCTCTTTTACCAGTCACAGGGTGTTGGTATGGTATTGCAATCTCTTCACTAGCCCATTCAAGGACTGCAGGATTGTCGTCACACCATTTCATTACGTTTCTTTCCCACATACTACGGTATGTAATGTTCTTTACATCACCCGTATATTTGTCAGGATTATTTAACGCTGCTAATTTTCCTTTGTAAGTCGGCATAATAAATACTCTATAGGATTATTTAATATGCCAGAAAATTTTAAAGCCTTAAGATTTCCACAAGATTTGGGAACTAACAGTTCACCGAACTACATTACTTTTATGCCTGAAGAGTTATCTTATGAACCAACTAATTACGGCAATAAAGCAGATAGAGGTTCAGGTGGTTTATTCGGAAAATCAGACGGTGGTTCTGCTTTTGATATAGACCTAGGTGCAGGAAATCCATTTAAACAAATAGGTAAAGCTATTGGTGGCCAACTAGAATCTATTGCTGATGCAGCTGTAGATACAGTGAATGCAATTGGTAGTATATTTGATGGTGGTTCATTATCAGCAAAAGCTACAAAGTTTGGTAAATTAGTAAATGGTAAAGTTAAAATAGGAGACTTTATATTATCATCTGGTATAAAATCAGAAGCACCTCAAGTAAGACAACAAGGTTCAATATCATTATATTTACCAGATAGTTTAAATGCTACTACATCTGCAGATTATAGTCAAAAAGATATTGGTGCAATGGGAATGGAAGCAATCAAAGCTGCCAAGAAAGCTGGTGGCGGTAGTATAGCTGATGCTTTTAATCAGACAAAATCAGATTCTAAATTGGCAGAAGGTGTTTTAGCTGAAGTTGTAAGACAATCAGGACAAGTAGGAGATACAATTGCTATTGCAGAAGGACAAATAGTAAATCCATATTCATATCAAGTATTTGGCGGCATGGCTCATAGAACTTTTAATTATACATTTGATTTAGTCCCACGAAATTCAAGAGAAGCTGAAGAAGTTAAAAGAATTTGTGATATGTTTTTATATTATATGCTACCATCTAAAGGTGGTGGAAGTGTAAACACTGGTAATGCTGGTGAACACTTTCTTAAAATGCCTTCACAATGGGATATAAAATACTATAGAAACGGTAATCTATTAACTCATCATCAACAACCTTTTAAATGTTTCTTATCATCTTGTGATATTCAATATGGTGGTGATGCTGAAAACTTTTTACATGAAGATGGTTCACCAGTAAAAACATCTTTAACATTAAGCTATATAGAAATAGAACCATTAATTCAAAACAAGGTGTCTGAATAATGTACTTCAAACAATACAATAGAATAGTATATGAATTTTCTGACGGTGTAAAAAGAGTTATGACTGATATGTCTATACGTCCTAAAATGAGAGATGAGATTACTACAAATTCTGATAACTTTGAATTTTATTCTATCAAAGACGGAGATACACCAGAAAATTTAGCTTATGATTATTATTCTGATACCGGTAAACACTGGGCTATCATGCTTGCTAATAATATAATGAGTATCTATAATGATTGGCCAAGAGACCAACAGCAACAAGATGAATTTTTATTTCAAAAATATAAAGTACAAACTGACAGTGATGGTGTTTCACAAACTCTTACAAAAGTACAAGTAATGGAATTCATACAGTTTGTAGGTACAACAGGTAATAATTTTAAAAGCTCTGTGACAGGAACAAGTGTTGTGACTAAACCTAGACATTTTATAGATGCAAATAAAAAAGAATATTCTTATGATTCAATAGTAAATAATACAACAGGAAAAGATGCAAATGGTATAGGAATTACATATCCTACAGTAGCTCCTGTGTCAATTCAAACACATGAAGAAGAGTTAAATGAAACAAAAAGAAATATTATTATTCCGACATCAAAAGTAGTAGACAAATTGATTGACGAAATACAAGAGTATATAAATGGCTAGCGGAAAACAAACTGGTGCTTACGAACTAAAAAGCGCAAAAATAATTAGAGGTGGAGAAGCAGCTGATATCACTATGATGGTATCAGAAATGAATATCTTTTCATCCATAGTTGATAGAACTATTATGGGTGAGTTTTTAATTACTGATGGTAGAAACATAATATCAGGTTTCCCTGTACAAGGTGGTGACCTATTTAAAGTACAAATAGATATTATGGGTCAAATAAGAGATTACACTTTAAGAATTACTAAAATAAAAGGTTTATCTGATTTAGAAACTAGTAGGATGTATATTTTAGAGTGTATATCTGAATTTGCTTTCCAAGGTTTGCATCAAAAGTTTTCTCAATCATTTACTGGTCCATTTAATGAAATTGCTTTAAAAATATTTCAAAAATATACAGACGAAAAATTTGGTGTATTTGAAGCTTCAAAAGGTAGTTCAACAGTTATTATTCCCAATTGGAGTCCTACAAGAGCTATAGGCTGGTTAGCATCAAATGCAGTTTCTACAACTGATGATATAAGATTTCGGTTCTTTCAAGACAGTAAAGGTCTATATAACTTTATGCCTATTGAAAAAGCTTTAGATTTTTATAAAGATAATCCACCATTCACTTTTAAGTATAGAGCAAATAATTCTACTGATGGTATACCTAATGTGGAACAAGATTTATCAGCTATATCTGATTTAAAGTTTGGTCATTCTTATGATATGGCAAAAGCTTTAAGAGAAGGTTATTTAGTTGCCAGAGAATATGATGTTAGTTTAAAAGAAAAAACTCAAACTGTTCTTAATTGGAATTATCATAAAGAATTTGATAAAGCAAAATACTTAAATCCATTTCCACAATATTATAATCAAGATTATGGAATGGGCAGAATATATTTTTCTGCAAGTTCACAATATCAAAGTGACTTGTCTGGTTTAAAAAGGTCATCAGTCACAGGTTATAATCAATTAGTACAAATTACAGTTAAAGGTAATCCTGAAGTTGATATTGGACAAGTTGTACAATTAGATATACCAAATCCAGACCCTGCTGGTTCTAGAATGGGTGAAAAAGATAATATGTGGACAGGTAAATATTATGTCACAGCCAAAAGAGACTTTTATGCAGGTGATGAAGTTAAAATGGTAATGGACTGTGCTAAAGAAAGTTTAAAAGAGGAAGTATAGTATGTTAGACGGAAAAATGTTCTGGTTCACTGGCGTTGTTGAAGACAGAATAGACCCTATGAAGATGGGCAGAATAAAAGTAAGAGTACATGGTATTCATACTGATGATAAAACACTTTTACCTACTAAAGATTTACCTTGGTCTCAAGTAGTGATGCCTATTACATCTGCATCATTAGCAGGTATAGGTACATCAGCAACAGGTATTTTAAATGGTTCATGGGTTGTTGGTTATTTTATTGATGGTAGTGATATGCAAGAAAATATTATTCTTGGAACTTTACCATCTACACCTTATGCAAAAAATCCTGAACTAGGATTTCATGACCCAAAAGGTGCACATCCTAGAAGAAGTGATGGTGTTGATACACCTGATTCAGCTCTTCAATCTTCATATGAAGCCCACCCATCATATGTTAATAAAGTAGACCAAAGACAAACAAAAGTAGAAACAGCAATACCACCATTCTTAAAAACTGTAAGTATTGATGAAGAAGATGATGCTAAGTTTACAAGAAATACTTGGGATATGCCAGAAATAATGAAAGGTAATACACCAATATATCCATTCAATAAAGTGACAGAAACAGAATCTGGTCATGTATTTGAAATTGATGATACTAAAAATAATGAAAGAATATCTATGTATCACCAATCTGGTACTAATTATGAAATTCAAAATGATGGTGATGTTGCTACTACTATTAGAAAAGATAACTACACAGTTATTTTTGGAAATGATAAGATTTATGTAAAAGGTAATGTAGATATTACTATTGATGGTGATAAAAAAGAACTTGTAAAAGGCAATTATCATCTTGAAGTAGAAAAAGACTATACAATGAATGTAAAAGGCTCAAGAAACTCAGCGGTAGGTGGCAATGAATTAATTGAAGTAGGTCAAGCATTTTCTAGCAATGTAAACGAAGACTATACTCAACGTGTAGGAGGCCATGAAATACGTATTGTAGACAAATCAAGGAATACAACAATTGGTGATTCTGAGGACCTTTCTGTGGCCACGAATATGAATGAAATTGTAATGGGTAAAAGAGATATGTTTACTTCCGCTATCCATACACAAACAGTCACTGATAAATTAAATATATCAGCATTAGGAGACCTTACAGTAGGTACTAAAGCTAACCATATAGAAACAATTAAAGGTACACGTACAGAAACAATTACTGGTGCAGTTAATGAACAATATGGTGATGGACAAATAACCAATGTCACAGGTGATGTTGATATTGATACAACTGGAAATATATTGTTAAACTAATGAATGAACTTTTAAATACACAAGTACTTAGTATATGGACCATTGCTGGCCCGTGGGCTGCTGTGATTGGCTCGATTATTGTAGGTATGTGGATTAAAGACTGGGCAACTGGATTTGCAAAAGGTGCTAGATTTAGAATGAGCAAGTCTTTTAATGAAGGCGATAAAGTAATTTTAGAAGGCAAACCAGCTCTTATTATAAAGATAGGATTTACTGAAACTGTTTTTGGTGTTTATAATGATGATGGCTATACTTGGAGATTTGTACAAAATGAAAGAATACCTTTTCTTAAATTAGAAAAGATTGTTGATAAAGATTTACACCAAGACACTGACCAAGAAAAAGCTCAAAAGATTGTTGATGCATTACAAAATGCAGAGATTGAAAAAAACAAAGCTGATATCGAGAACATTAAAAATGGGAACAAAAGTTAAATTACCAAAATTAGCTATGGCATATACACAATTGCCTGAGCCTGAACAACATACTCAAGAAAAAATAGAGTATGTAATAGAGCAAACAAAAACTCGTAATAAGTTTTGGGAAGCATCCGTAGCAGCTCATGATGAAGACCCATCATTTGCTATCAAAGAATATTGTAAAGAAAATAATATAGATTTTCCTGCTAGAGAAGTTTATGAATTAGAAGACCAGGCTGTACAAACTATAAAGTTTTGGAAAAGAAAATTTGCTAAATTAAGACCCTATGCAGCTGCAGAACATTATGGATTAAATGTGGATAGATTACCCAGTAAAACAAATAAGACTAAATCTTATCCAAGTGGACATTCAACACAAGGATATTTAGCTGGACTTTATGTATCTAGTATATACCCATCTCATAGAGTAGGTATTATGGAAGCTGGATTAGAATGTGGTATTGGTAGAATTAAAGCTGGCTTTCACTATTTGAATGACCATGAAGCTGGTATGAATTTAGCTACACAATTATTTAACTTGGTAAAGACATGAAAAAATTTACTGACATATTAGAAGAAGAAGCTGGTAAAGGACTTACAGTCTTTGATATTGATGACACTTTGTTTAAAACTTCTGCTAAAGTAAAAGTTAAAAATAAAAAAACAGGTGATGTGAAAGAGCTTCCACCAGTACAATATAATAAGTACAAATTAAAGAAAGATGAAGAGTGGGATTTTGGTGAATTTAAAAATTCAAAAATGTTTCAGCAAACTGCTATGCCAATTGGACGTATGGTAAAAAAAGCAAAAGCAATTATAAGAAATGCTACTAGAAAAGGTTCAAAAGTAATTATAATTACAGCTCGATCTGATATGGATGATAGAGATTTATTTTTAGATACTTTTAGAGCTCATGGTATAGATATAGACAAAGTACATGTAGAAAGAGCTGGTAATCTAGGTGGTAGTGCCGCTAGTGCTAAGAAAAAGATTTTTCAAAAGTACTTAGGTTCAGGTGACTTTGAGAGAGTACGATTTTTTGATGATGATAAAAATAACTTAAAAAGCTTTCTTTCACTAAAGAAAGAATATGATAAGGTAGACTTTTCTGCTTTTCAAGTACAAAATAACGGTTCCGTTAGGAGTGTAAGATAATGAGCTTAGCTGTCACTAGAAAAGATGATAAACATGTAGGACATGCAAGTCCTACACCAAGTCCATTTCATCAAACTGCTTATACAGGTGGTTCTTTAAATGTATTTGCTAATGGTAAAAATGTAATACGTGGAGAAAGTACAGATTCAACTAGTTGTGGAGACCCTGCAGTTGGTGGATCAAGTAAAGTTTTAGTAAATGGTAAAAAGGTACATAGGAAAACTGATGCAACTGGTGGTCATGGTAGTTGGGTTGCAAATGCTTCTAATGAAGGTTCACCAGATGTATTTGCAGGTGGGTAATGAGTAAGTGTGGAGCAAATGAAGCTTTAGGAGCTTTAACTGAAAAAACAAAGGATATGGCAGACACTTTAAAAGATAGTGTTGATTTGGATAAGTTGCAAGAATTTAAAGATAAAGCTGAATCTATCAAAGGTGATATTAAAGATAAGTTGGTTTCACAAATACCTAAACCAAAAAATCTACAAGTAGAATTAGAAAAAATAAAAGGTTTAAAAGAAGGATTAGCCGTAGGTGCTGCAGTACTTGCAATAGAAAAAGATTTTGGTAAAGCTTTAGGTGCAGGTGTTTTAACTGGTGCTCTTAAAAATGTATTAGACCCAGTACTCCAAGGAGCTGCTGGAATTGCAGCTGGAGCTGAAGATGCTATATCAGATGCTTTGGGTGGTAAGTCGTTTGATATCTGTAAAAATGTACCTAATGTAGAATTAGATAAAGACGGTGAACCAGTTGAAAAGGCATTGGTAGAAGCTAAACCAAATGAAGCAGCTGAAAAACCCAAAGAAGTAGAAAAGACTGTAGAAGATTCTTCTACAAAAACTTCACTGGGTGGTGGAAAATATACACAATCTGATTATTATGTTGCAAAAGCAGAAATTAGTTTGGCATATGATAAAGTAGAAAAAGGCGTAACAAAATTTATAAAGAAAGATAAACTTGGTTTGACTAAAAAAAGTAAAGATGTAAAAAAATATTATAAGAAAGTCAAAAAAAAGTACGCAGCAGCTAAAGTAATAGCAGAGAAAAGTGGTTATAAAAAATTTTTTAATATGTGGCAAGATGGTCAGTGGCCAGAAGATGTATTTCCATTTGAAGAATATAGAACATATCTATCACTTTATCAAGATTATGAATACACCGATACGTTAACATCTGAACTTATTGATGGTTCCTCTGCCATAGAAAAAGGTTTAACAAGTAAAAATATTTTTGGTGCACATCCTTTCTTTGATAATCCTGATTGGTATGATAAAACAAAATATCCAGGTTTTTTTGTATACAGATTTTATGATGAATTATATTTACCAATAAAAAGAGATAGTAGAGAATATGGTTTATACACAGCAGATAAAGCAATTGGTGATGCTCACGGAAAATTGATGGATGAACTATTGGCTTTTTGGCAAAGAGAAGATATACAAGAACAGTTAGCCATACTTGCAGACTATGAAACAGCAAATGGTTTAGTTTAATAAATCTGATTTATAGGAATAAATAAACTGAGGTTATATTATTATGAATATATTTAAAACAATTTGGAGGATAGTCGTTCCTCCTAAGGTAAAGCAAGTTTCAGAATTAAAAGCAATGACGAAACTTGAGCTTGAACAATATGCACGTCAATTTGATTATGAAGTCGACCGAAGACAAACTAAAGACAAAATCATAAAACAAGTTGCGAAGCTTAAATAGGAAGGTAAACTATGTTAACATTATTATCAACATTTCTTGGATTTGGTACGTCTTTTGTTCCTAAAATTCTAGACTTTTTCCAAGATAAAAAAGACAAAGCACATGAAATAGAAGTCATGGCTATGCAAATGGAGCGTGAAGAAAAACTAGCTACTTATAAAGCTGACGCTATGATGCAAGCTGCTGAAACACAAAGAGATTCTCAACTTTTAGTACATGATACTGAAATGGGTAAAGGCGCAGCTCAATGGATTACTAATTTGCGTTCTTCAGTTAGACCAGTTATTACATATTTGTTTTTTGCAATATTCTTCTTTGTAGAAGGAGTTGCAGCTTATGTAGTACTAACACAAGGTGGAGATATAGAAGCAATTACAAATGCATTATGGTCTGAAGAAACTAGGTCTATATTTGCAGCAATTGTAGCATTTTGGTTTGGTTCAAGAGCAATTAAAAAATAAAGGAGTAAATTATGAGTGAAGCGAAAAAGCCAGAGGCTGAGCTAAACATCCGTGACATAGCGGATAGTATTAAAATTATAGACGTTTGCGTAAAGCGAGGAGCATTTGATGGCGTGGAAATGGAACCTGTGGGGAAGGTCAGAAACAGACTTGAAGCCTTCGTCAAAGCCTACACAGAACAAAACAAACCAGATGAGCAATCCAACAAAGACAAGCAATAATTGTATTAAGATGATTAAACACCATGAAGGTGTTAGATATCAGCCTTATCAAGACCCCATTGGTTTATGGACAGTTGGAGTTGGACATTTAATTGGTAATGGTAAATCTTTACCAAAAGAATGGAATAAGACATTTACCTCAGAAGAAGTTGATGACATTTTAAAAAAAGACCTTGCAAGGTTTGAAAGTGGTGTCAATACATTAATTCCTATTACAAGACTTACACAAAATCAGTTTGATGCTTTAGTATCTTTTTCTTTTAATGTTGGCTTAGGTAATCTACAAGCATCCACACTCAGACAAAAATTAAATCGTGGTGATTATGAAGGTGCAGCAAATGAGTTTCCTAAATGGAGAAAAGCTGGTGGTAAAGTTTTAAATGGACTTGTAAGAAGAAGAGCTGATGAAAAAGCTTTGTTTATGTCTGATGTTATTCACGCAATAGGTTATTAAACAGAAAAACTTTCACCACATCCACAAGACATAGATGCATTAGGATTTCTAATAACAAGTTGTGAGCCAGAAAATTCTTGCACATAATCTACCTCTGAACCTAATATATGTAATTCAGCTATTTTATCAACAACTAATACATCTTCAATTAGTACACCATCATCTTCACTATTAGTAAAATCCCAAGTGTATTCAAATCCTGCACATCCTCCACCTTTGATAGAAAGAAATGCATACTTTTTTTCTTGAGTAGCTAATTTTTCTTTAATGTAATGCTTGGCTGTAGGAGAGATACTAAGCAAAAGTCTTTCCTGTAAATTGTGCTGTTCCACCGGTATTTTCTATTGTAAATGTATTAAATGAAGATACAGT